TACTGCAATACCGCAAGCACTCTTTGCAATCAATGCACCTATTGGATTATCTTTATCAATAGTATATTTAATTTTACTTGGGCCAAATGTAACATCTTCATCTGTATGTAAGATATCATCTGAACTCATATAAAGCAAATCTCCTTGAATCATTTGTCCTATCAAACTTTTTGGGGTTGCTTTTTTAAGAAGTTCGTATATGCTTGCAAATTTGTTTGCATAATATTGTCTACCTTCTTGATCTGGCTTTCTGTTATAAATCATAGCCTGTACTTCTTTAGAACTAGTAGGCTTACCATCATATTTTGTTGCACCTATGCCAGCTTTGTCTGTTACAATAAATGAATTCTTATCTACCCAACCAAATATTACTGCTGGACTTCCGTCCCATTTAATTGAAGTTGTATCTCCGTGATTCTGTGAAGCATGTACCATTGCATCGAGAGCTCGCATTGCACCCTGCGTTCCATTATCATCAAAGATAATATCTTCTGGATGGTCAATTCTTGCTTTAGCTTCAATTAGCACCGGCTTTGTATTATTAACTACCTCTGTTATCTTCATTTTATATTCTCCGGATTAATTTCAGCTTTAAATTCTTCTTGTTCTTTAGGAGAAAGTTTATTAAACTCGTCCCATAAGTTGCTTGTTGCCTGTCTAGTTGCTGGAGGTAATGAAGCAAGATCTAGTTCGTATTGTCCGTCTTTCATCTGCGGAGTTTTACGAAGTTTAAGTTCCTTTGCATCTTTTTCACCTGGATTAGCCTCGTCAGGTTCTGGAATAGCTAAGTCTTTGAACGCAGATGCAATAACATCTGGCTGTACTTTATTCTTTGCTAATAAGCGAGCTATTACTTCACTATCTGTTGGACTACCAGCAGTTTTCCATGCTTTTTTAAGGATGTCTGCTGTAACAACATTCATTGTATTACCAACAACAGTCTTTGTTTTATCTACAACTGGTTTAGCGGCCTGTTTTACTTTGTCAATTGCCTTCTTTTTAATATTATCCCATACAGGGCCTTCACCTAAGAATTCAATATTTGGATTTGAGTTATAATATTCTACTGTATCAAATAATCTTCCAATTTTTCTTTCTGTTAATGCAATTCCATTATTAGTATACGATTGAAATAGCTCTTGTTGATCTTCACCTCTATCATCACTAACACTCTTACCAGCAACTGCTCCTCCTGCTGTTGCGGCTAATGCTGTTTGAATTGCTGTAATAGCTTGGTATGTTGCATCATTCTGCAATGCAATATCTTTGGCCGCATTAGTGAACTTTGCCATCTCAGTGGCATATTCTGCAGTGTTAACACTCTTAGCTAATTCTGCAAGTGAATCAAACGCAAATGGATCTCCCTTTGCAATGTCTGCTACTAACTGCATTGCTAAATCTGCATCTTTTGGAAGTACTGTTAAGTTTTCAAAATTCATCGACCTTGTCCATTCAAATCCAGGTGACTGAATTGACTTTGACGCTTCAAAGCTAATTCTATCTAACCCTTCAAAAGGTACAATCTCTGCTTGCATGCCTGAAAGCCAATCCCCAACTACATTTACTAAGCCTGCCGCTAGTCCGGAAATAACACCTGTCTTTAAACCTTTGCCGATTGCAGTAGATAGCTTCTCCCCTTTTAAAACTTCAACTGAACCTTTTAACAGTGCCGCCGCAACACCAATACCAATAACACTTCCACCTGTGCCAACTCCAACAAGTGCCGTCATTACACCAACAGCAAATGCAGTTTTACCTGGATTCATTTTAGCATATTTGCCTAGGCTTTCAATACCTGAAGTAATTCTACTATCTTCACCAAGTTTGGCTTTAATATCTGTTTTTAGTTTCTCGAATTTAGCATCAAAATTTTGTACCGGTTCTGTATCTTGAATTAGTTTGCCAATTTTAGTTAAATATTCATTAGCAACTTTTACGGTATCTACTACTGCATCTTTTGTTTTACCTACTCCAGATCTATTATTTCCTGTTTCATCTGATAGCTTTTGTACTAACGGAAATAAATTGTTAAGTTGGTCCTGCCTTAGATCGACTTCAAGTAAATCGTCCCAGGCTGTTACTACCCCTTCAACAACTACACGTTGTTCTTTAGTTAGATCAAAACACACACTTTCTAACAATGCTGTTCGTTTATTTAAATTTGTTATTTTCATTTGTTAAACAGTGCCTTTACTAGTGCCGTTTGCCCATCCGGATCTAAGGAATCGTAACCTTGTTTTACTTTCATCCAATTAGGATCTGTTGCTTTAAGCAACGAATCTTGTGTTCCTCCACCTGCGTCTGAATCTGGTTTGGTTGCAGTTTGATTAGGTGTTGGTTTAGTAGCTCCTTTTGGTATATTAAGAGATTTAATATAACCTATAGATTTTTTAATCCAATCAAGCAATACTTTTGTCATTGAATATTCTACATCATCAGCTTCATTTTGAGTCTTTTCAATGAGTGCTAACTTTAACCATTGCTTTGTAATTTCATCAAAATCATTTTTAAATTTTTCCATTGCAGTTGTAACATCTGGATTTTTTTGAATCTCTACAGCATCCTGTGCATCAAGGTGGCTAAAGAACGAAGTATTCCAGTCATTTGCATCAAATATTGGATCTGGAGAATTAACTGCGGCTGTTAGTGTAGCAAGATCTGCATTTAAATATTTTGCTTTAATTTTAATTCCATAATCAACAATAAACATTTCTTGTTTTGCTGGATACTCATTATTTGCTCTTATATCTGCTAGGAACTTATTTCCAGGCGTGTATAATTCTCCAGCAAGATTAGTTGATAATGTTTCAAAAGTTTTTAATTCTGCAACATATTCTGGATTTTTTACAATATCGTTATTAGCACGGTTTTCATCATCACTAGGTTCAGTTCCTGCCTGTGTAGGTTTTGCATCTGGGATTTCTATCTGCATATGTAAAAATGTAACCGATGCAATTAATGCAATAGTCCTAATACATTCTGCAACTCCAAATCCATCTGGTGCAGTAGCATTTCCGCCTTGCAACATTAACTGAATAATTTGATCAGCTCCAACTGCACCTCTATCTGCTACATTTACGTTTTTAATAATTTCTCGTTTATTATCCTTAAGATACAATAGTAATGTCTTACCAACAACTGCACCATTGGTAGCTTTTTGTATTGAATTAAAAACTATTTTTGTAAGTCCTGCTAATGGCAGATCTTTTCCTTGTGCATCAACTAATCCTGGATTAGAAGTATTAAATGCTTTAACTGACGCTCCATCAATCATGTTTGTAAGTTTAGCAAATTCATTGGCACCTTGCCCTTTAACAGCAAGTCCTACTCCATTAACAACATCTTTTGTCTTATTCTTAATACGGCTTGCTAAATCGCCAAATACGTTCTCATTAACTAATAATGATACGTTTCCTTTATGTAAGTCTGTAATTTTCATAATGTTATTTATTTTCGTTTTCTTTAATCATTCTTACACCTCGGGTGAATTTATTTGGATCATTGTTTTTTACTGCTAATTGTAATCTTCGAGTTAAATCCTGTGCTTGTTCTTTCGGATACGAAGTTTCAATTATATGCAATAAGTTAGTTATCCTTGCTAATGCTTGTACTGCAAGACCTTCAACCATCAGATGTTTATCCTTCTTAGGAACAATGGTAGTAATTTCTTCTAATATTGATCTAGTTTTTATTTGCATTGTAACTCTATTTATGGTAAATACATCTGTAGGAGACATTTAATAACATGACATCAGCAACAGAAATACGTGAATTTATGGACCGATTAGCTATTATTACTGAATCTAATCCGGAGGATTCTGCTAGTAATGATCCGCCAGCAGATGCGGTTGATAGTGAAACTGGAAAAAAAGCACATGACATTACAACAACTGAACTTAATCGCTTAAAAGTTACGTTAAGACCATTAGTAAGTGACGAATTGCAATCTAGATTTGTACAAGCATTAAATAAGATGCGAAGTAATGCTCCTATGTCTACTAGTGAAATGAAACTAATTACAGTAGCCTTTGTTGCTATGGCAGATGTTATTGCAGATGATGCGGCGTTAACTATTAGGATTAGAAACACCATTCAATCATACAACCTTTCAGCTACAGGTAATACTACTGACGATAGTCCAAATCTAGAGTTTGACGATGGTGAGATTGAGGTTAAAGATGACGGTCCTGATGAAGAACAACTAGATCGCACCAGAGCTGAAAAAGAATAATTAAACATCTCTAGTTAATCCTAATCCTCTTAATTTATCCCTATTAACAGATGAACTTGTAGATTGTGGTGTATCAGTTGGTACTACTATTGTACTAGTTGTCTTATGTAACTTGTTGAATACCGTTGTTGCTGATCCTGCAATAGGTTCTGCGTCATCAGCTAAGTCTGAAATTAACAATGTTACTGGATTAAAATCCATTTCAAGTTTCTGCCCAACTGCACTACTACTCCTTGTTTTCATAAATTGTAATTGTACTCTGTTACGTTCTCGCATACTTGGTGTACTGTAGATACCAAATACATTATCTGCTGTCTGGATTTTACTTAGGCCACCAGCAATCATGGAATGATCAAACTCAACACTTTCTACTGCACTTCTGTTTAACTGTGAAGCAGTAGCAAATAGCAAATTCTCGGTAACTGCTAGATTCCTTAATTCTTCACTAACAATCTTATCTTTAATATACAAATCAGCAACACTAATTTTCTGTGTAGCCGGCATCATAAGATCTAGGTAGTCTACAAGTATTGCATCTACATGTATTTTACGTTGTGTCTGAAATTCTCTAATCCATGCTAACAAATCATTTGCAGTAACACTGTTTGGTAGTTGTACAATCTGCAAGCCTCCAGATTTTTTACCAATCATACGCACTTTTAAATCAATATCATCAATTTGTTTATATACGTCTCTAGTTGCAGTTCCAGTAAGCATTGCATCCATTCTCATAGAACACAACCCTTCACTAAGCTCTAAACTAAAGTAAACAGTATTAAGTCCTGCTTTAGCCCAATTAAGTCCTAAATTTTGCAAGAACAAACTCTTACCTGCACCAGATGCTCCAGCAAAGATATTAAGTTCACCTTTATTAAATCCACCATACAGTTTATCATCAACTGTTTTCCAACCAGTTGTTAACTGTCCGTTTGCATCTTTTAATCCATCAAGTCTTGCTTTAGGATTCTCAAAGTAATTAGTTCCAAACGTTTTAGGAAGTCCTACTTGTACAGCCGCTTTAATTAATGATTCGACTTCTCCGTAATTACTTTTTTCTAGTAAATCAGCACTAGTTAAGATTGCTCCTTCTAATGCTTTATGTCTAGAAAATCCTTCAAACTCTGATAAAAACCATTCTTTATGTTCTTCTGCTTTACCGCCAATTTCCTCAATCTCAATAGAAGTAACTGCTGATAATTGCTTTGCATCAGGTACGTTACTATGTTCAGTAATATAGTCTTTAATAAACTGAGCCGCTGGGCGGAGTCTGCGATCAAAATAATCAGCATTTAATACATTATTACATCTTGCCGCTAAATCATTATTACTAATTAAGAACTCTAAAAAGAGTTTCTGTAAATCATAACTATATTCTTTTACTTCAGTATCTGCCATTACTTATTGTCTCCCCATCGTAATTTTGCAAGCATTGCATCTTCGGGATTACGGAATCTAAAGATCATGTCGTCTAAG